GCCGCCACAATCATATAAATGGCCGCAATCACGGCAATGATGATCAATAGAATCCAAGTCAGCGGACAGGCCAGCAAAGCGGCATTGAAGCCGTATTGGGCGGCTGTGGCGCTTGCCTTTGCCATTGCTTCCGCCTTCTCGGTAGCGGCAAGGGTAGTGTTTGCAACGGCGGCTTTGTACGCCTGAACCGCCGCAAGGCCCTTCTGCGCATTGCTGATAGCGGTGATTGCATTGTTGGCAATCAGATAGCCGTTATACAACAGCATTGCCGCCGCAATCCCCAAAACAAGGGGCTGAATGATCCCCCAATTATCCACGAACACAGAAGCAATGGCAATCAGAATATCCAGCGCCGAAGAAGCCACATTCGCAACAGCGGCAAGGCCATTGATCAGGCCGGTGGTCACTTTCTGGAACTTGGTGCTGTTTCCAATTTGGTTGATTTTGGTCAGGATCGGGGCAAACATAGAAAGGGCCTGATTCTTCATATCAACCCAAATCTGCGCCCAAGTCTTGGGCATGGAATCGAACTTTGCGTTGGTTTCGTCCGCCATAGCAAACATGGCGTTCTTCACCACTTCAGCCGTTACCTTGCCTTCCTGTGCAACCGTCTTAATGGAACCTTCCGCAATCCCCATATACTTTTCAATGGCTCTTGCGATACCCGGCGCACCGTCCAGAATAGAGTTCAGTTCTTCACCACGAAGCGCACCCGCCGCCATTGCCTGTGTAAGCTGGATCATGGCGTTGCTCTGCTCTTGGGCCGTAGCACCGCCAATAACAAACTGTTTGTTCACCTGTTCCATGAAGGCAATGACCTGATCCATATTGCCACCGAAGGCGTTACCGGCGTTCAGGCCAAGTTTCGCAACGGCGGAAGCGGTGTCAAAATAAGCGGATCGGGAACGCTGGGCGGAAGCCATGATCTTCTGTTCCAAGGCTTCAACGGAACCGCCATCATCCACAAGCAAATTCAATCGGGCTTTGGTGCTTGCCAATTCATCCGAAATGTTCAGCACCTTATTGATCCCGGCGATACCACCAGCGGCAATGGCAACTTTCTTGATAATGGACAAAAGCCCATTGGCGGAATTGCTACCCCCACGGATGGAATTGTTGAACTTCTGCTGTTCGTTATTGGCGTTCCTGATATTTTCTTCAATGGCATCAAAGGCGGTTCCCGCTTTCGCCCATTCTTCACGGGCTTCCCGGATTGCCGCCGTGTCAACGGCTCTACCGGAAGCCTGTTGCATGGCTTCAAAGGTGTTCAGCACAACCCCCATTGCCTTGTGCATACTCTGAAGGGGGCTGGTCACACCATCATAAAGGGCAACAGCGGCCCGGATAGTTCCCACAGGGATCACCACCTTTCTTGGAGAATAGAAGCCGGGGCCTTAATGGTGTCGGCCCCGGCGCTGTTTGCGTTCAATTTCCTTCTGCTTCTTCTTTTCAGCTTCCACCCGAACATCAATGGCCGCAATGATGAAGGCCCGTTCACGGCGGGGCAAAGCATAGAAGGCGGAAGGTGTCAAATGAAGTTCGTGAAGGCAATAGTAAGCAATATTCGCTTCACTATCACCTTCACAGATCAGTTTTTTGCTTCATCAACCTCGTCCTGCATGGTGGTATCGAAACCACACACTTCCTGAATCTTGGTCAGGTATTCGGCATATTCGCCGGGGGTCAGCATGGTTTTCAGAAGGGCATCAGCGCCCATGACCTTGTAACTGTCCTGAAGTTCCTTATCATTCAGATTGGGGAACACGGTACAAGCCACGGCCAGTTTGCCAAGGTAAAGATCATAGTCGGTTTCCTTCTGATACTGGTTCTTCTTGCCGGGAACCGGAACACGCTTGGCACAGGACTTCCGAAGGGCTTCATCCTCGGTGCCGGTGATGGTCTTGATCTCCCAAGGAATGGGGTTGCCATCCTCACCCAAGAAGCGTTTGGAAGCAACAAACTTGATGTTCTCAACGGGAACGGCGTTTTCAGCCAAAAAAGCGGACAGGCTCATTGTTTTTTCCTCCTATATTTTGATACGAAAAAAGGCCCCGGCCCCTACCGAAGTAAGGCCGGGGCGCTCTGCTTACTGCATACCGGCCAAAAGGCTGAAGGTTTCGGGCATCTCGAAATCTTCAAAGGTGAAGTCCATATCTTCATCCAAGTATTCCGCATCAGCATCAAACTTGGCAAGCAAGCCGCCGTCCATATTGCAATCCTTCAGGATCACGGTCTGACGGCCCACAGAAGAAGTGGGATCTTCATTTGTCACCTGAATGTCAAAATAGACATCCTCGCCGGTGTCCTTATAACGCTTCATCAGCTCACGGAAGATGGAAGTGTTATAGTGGAAGGTGGCGGAACCCGTACCCTTCCAGCCGGTGGCCTTATTGCCCTTGCCGGTCTTGCCCAAAATGGGAACTTCCGTTTTGTTCTTTTCAAAGTTGGCTTCAAGGTTGATAGCCTGCATGAAATTGTAACGGTTATCCCCGATGGTCACGAAACATTCAGCCAAGGAAGCGGAAACAGCATCCTTGGCGTTCATGATGGTTCTATCTGCCATGATGGTTGTACCTCCTTACTGAACATAGACGGTCATATAAAGCTGTTCCATAGCGTTCACGGGGGTCACATAGTCAGTAACCACCACGGATTTCTTGGTATCGCCCTTTTCAACCGTCACATTTTCGCCGCTGAAGTTCTCAATGGCCCGAATATCCTGAAGTTCCGTGTGGTGCTTCACAATATCGTTCCAAAGGGAAATCCGGCCAGCGGCATCATTGGGAACCTTGCCAAGATACTTCTTGCCGAACAGAACGGCAATATCATTGGCGATCTGATCCAAAACTCGGATCGTCTGGTTGCTGGAAAAATCGCTGGACTTTTCATCCGTGATGGAAATGAAGCTGTTAATGTCAGTCAGGACACACACCGCTTCATCCACACGATGGAACATGAAGGAACCTTCCCTGATCCCGTTTTCAAGCTGGGTCTGCGTGAAATCGGTGTCCACATCGTATTCACCATCATAGGTCATGTTGGTGGCGCTCTTATTGACCGCCGTGCCGCCGATCACACCCGTAACCCAAGGAATCAGGGCGGTGGAAGTCTTGTCGGAAGTCAGGCCGTTCTTGACGCTCACAACGCCTTCATAGTCGGCCAGCTTACGGAAAAGAACCACCTGAAACTTCTTGCCCACATCATCACGCATACGCTTTGCGAAAGCCGCAAACAGGGCTGTGATGGTGGCCTTGCTCTCGGTGCAACCCATAGCATTGAAAGTGTACGCTTCCGCCTGATCAAGATAAGTCTGATAGTCGGAATCGGCCACGGTGCCATTGGTGCCGCCCGTCAGGGGCAAGGAAGCGGTCAGGGAAAGGGTTCCGCTGGACTTCCAATCCACATAGTCATTGGCCTTCAGGCCGGTGATAGCGGCCACACCTTCCTGAAGATCAACCTGAACGGTTCCCAAGAAGGTTTCCACATCGAACAGGGGCTTCTGTTCGGTGCTGTTCTCATTGGCCGTGATCACAACCCGAAGATCATTGCCACGGGTGCCGGGGTATTTGGCCGTTGCGTAGGTGTTGGACGCTTTCACGCCGCTGGAACCAAGGCGGAAGAAATGAACGGTCTTGGCGTGAAGGAAGATTTCACGCATGGGCTTCAGTTCATCCGCCGTGTACGCATAGCCGAAAATCTTCTGACTGTTCTTGATGAAGTCAGCCTGTTCCACCGTGAAAATCTTGCCTTCAGGCCCCCAATTCATGGCAAGGGGGATGGTGACAATGCCACGGTCAGAAAGGGTGGCGCTTGCCTGCGCCACAGAAATGAAGTTGATATATGCACCGGGCAGAACCTTGTTCTGCACCAAGAAGGTGCCGCCGCCAAGGGCCATATTAGTTCACCTTACCTTTCATAAAAATCTTTGATCAGCCCATCAATCTGATCATGGGTGTATTCCTTCCCATCTTCCAAAAGGATAGACAGCAGATCACGCCGGTTGGCGTAACGCCTGAAGGTCAACACTTTTTCTTTGGGGAATACCACCGGGGCCGTGATGGGCGGTTCCTGTGCGGTGGTGGCTTTCTTTCTGGTAGCCATTCAATCACCCTTTCTTTGGCTCCACATCCACATCCAAGGTTTCCATTGGGGTTTCCTCGGACGGGCGGGATAGTGTCAGATTGAAGTTGACGAAGAAGTGAAGAACCCCATCTTCAACTTCATAACTCATGGAAGTTCCGTGAAGCACATCCCCATTGGGAAGGGTGATGAACTCCAAACATTCCATCAAATCCCCGGCCATAGTGAACAATTCAGCGTTGTTTCTCCCGCTGGTGGGAAAATAGTGAACATCCAGCGGGTTCCGGTTCATGAACCGGTTCTTCTGCAACGGGGAAATGTCGGGCTTCAGAACGGCAATGAAAAAACAGGGTTCTTTGAAACCCTGTTCCACATCATTCTGATAGATTTTATACCCGGCTCCAAAGGTGGCGTTCAGCTTCATGGAAACACCTTTGATGATTTCATTGATCAACTGAACACCCCCTTCAAGGCTTCATACAACATATCATTCAGAATGGACGGAACCAAAACCTTTACTTCCTGTTCGGAAATAGTCATCATCAATTTCCCCGGAACCCAACTTACCTTCAGGCTTTTACCCAAGGCGGGAACATAGCGCCCCGGTGTTTGCCGGTGGCCGTATTCCACATAAGACGCATATTCCAAATTGTTGATAACAGTCACGGTGTACTGATCCCCATGTTTTTCAATGGGAAGGATCGTCCAAGCATCACGCAAGGAACCGCCCCGATATCTGGCCCAATACTGTTCCCGGATAGCCCCGGAACGGGTAAGAAAGGTTCGGCTTTTCCCGCTTGCACCCTTGGCCTTTACAGTCTTGGGTTCATCAAACTTGGGGGCCACACCAACCGGGGTTCTTTTCTTTACCTTGTTCCACAGGATTTGGGCAATTTCATTGGCGGCATCCCGGCAAAGCTGATCCATGTCAACTTCCGAAAGCTGTTGAAGGCGTTCATCCAGCTTCTTCAATTCCCGGTAATCACACCGGCCCCATCTTGCCATCAGGCCCACCCCCTGAAGGGTTCAAGCATGATTTCTTGATGGTTGGAGAAAACACCCGGTTCACCGGAACGGGAATAGGTGAAGGTTCGTTCCACATCATTTGGCCGGGTTACAACGATTTTGCAACCTGCGGGAACCTTCACATCCGGGGAAAGGAACAGCTTCACCACCTGTTGGGCGGTTGCCACTTCATCCCCATTGGTTGAAGTTAATGTTTCAAAAGACAGCTTGCACGGCTGATCCTGAAGAAGCGGCTTTTCTTCAGAATCCGTCAGGTGGGTGACAGGATCGGTGACTTCCTCACGGATGAAGATAGAACACCGATCCTTCCACAACCGTTCCAAGGCGGTTCGCACGGCCTTATTCACCATACCAACCGCCTATAACGGTAGATTTCACCAATGCGCCCGTTGATCAGATAATCAATCAGGCTGTTCAACCTCTGTTCAGGGGTTGAACTACCTTCACCAAGGGCAAAGGTAATGTTGGTGTCACCTTCCTGAATGGATTTCACCGCCGCATCCAAATCAAACCCTTCAAGCTGTCCAGAACACTTCTTCATGTTCAGGTATTCGCCCACGGCCATAGAAACGGCCAGACTTTCCAACCCCTCCGGGATTTCGGAAAGGTTGGAAAGGTTTTTGATCCGCCATTGAACATTGTTCAAGACAATATCCAACAGCGGATCATTAGCGGCCCCCGCCACGCCAAGGGCCGTTAGCATTGCAACCGCTTTATCACGCAACGGGGTTCACCGCCTTTAGCCACGGGAAAGAATCCGGGCAATGGGAATGGCCTTGTGGTTGATGTAGGAACGCTGACTTGCGGTGCTTTCACCGGAATGAACCAGCGTCCAGTTGCCGCCGTTTTCCAGTTCAGCCGCCGTGGGGCTGGTGCTTGCCTGCGTTTTCTTCTCATAGGACAGACCGAAGGGGGCGAAAACCTTACGCTGACGCATATACAGCAAATCCTCACCGCCGTTGGTCTTGGGGTCACGGGCCATTTCATAGGGAACCTTTACGCCGATGTCCTCATAAGAGAAGGCACCGTTACCCATAGCGTAGGTGGTGTACTGAACACCAGCAACCACATAATCATTGGCCGCAAGGGTCTTGGAACCGAAGTAGGGCGTGACCTTGGACAGAAGGATTTCGCCTTCAGCGGGGGTGCCAGAAGCAACGATCTTCAAAGCGCCGGTGGTGTTGGCATCGGCATCGAAATAGCCTTCAGAAACGGGCATCTGATCGGTGACGATCACCAGCTTGCCGTTCCAAGTACCCAATTCCAAATCACGCTGAATACCGTCCTTGTCGGTGTACTTCAGGCGTTCGATCAGGTTCAGGTTTTCAAGGCCGGTGGAAACATCACTATGGCAGAAAACCAAAGTGAACTTTTTCTTGTTCGCACCGCAAGCCTTGTTTGCCGCCGTGTTCAGGGTGGTGGCGGTCATAGCACCGGAAACGGTGGTGGTGTGCTTCTCCACAAATTCCTTGTTCTTGGCATCGGTGGTGGACATGGCAAAAATGCCCTTCAGGATGGAAAGAATGGTGGCTTCATCCAGTTCATCCTTGTACTGTGCGACCTGTTCGCTGATATTCGCCATGAAATCAACGCCACCGGTCACATCATAGGAGAAATCACGCTCTTTCCACGCCTTGGCACGGCCAACCACCACAACGCCCTGTTCAAAGGTCTTGGTGGAAGTGGCGGTAATGTCGGTAGAACCGTCATAGTTCACCGCATCACCGTCAATCAGGCCACGCATGGCAAGACGGGCGTAGGCGGTGCCGTTCTGACCGCTGAACACTTCCTGAATGTCAGGGTTTGCGGCCAATGCACGGGATTTCTTGATTTCGTTCATGTTCAGGTTGGGAACACGGGCCACCATGTACTTGAACGCTTCAGCATTGAAACTCTTGGAATCAAACTTGTTGTTAGGCATAGTTCAAAACTTCCTTTCTAAAAATAAGATTTGTAGGGGTGTTGGTTAGTCCAACTTTGCATCCGGGTGGGCTTCCAAATACTGACACAGTTCATCATAGGTCATTTTGGAAGGATCATCACCGGCCGGGGGTGTATCACTCTTTTCACCGGGCTTGGCACCCTTGAACTTCTTATCAGGGGCCTTGGTGTCAAACAGAAAAGCCGTGTCCTGACCGTCCACCAGCTTCTTGATTTCATCACCCAAGCCCTTCACCGTGCCATCATCGGCCAGTTCAGCCTTGGCAAGAAAATCAGCCATCAGCGCCTTAACAGCGGTGTTGTTCTTGGCCTTGGCTCCGGTCAATGCCATATCAACGGCGTTGCCGATCTTCAGCGCCTTCAGTTCGGCTTCATGGGCCTTCTTCTGGTTGGCGTTGTCGGTCTGAAGCTGTGTGATCTGATCCTGAAGCGCCTTGGTGTCACCTGTGGACTTCTTCAGCGTTTCAAGCTGGGCGTCACGCTCTTTGATCGTGTTCTTTGCGTTGGTCAGTTCGGTGTTGACCTCATTGAAGCGGCTTTTGGTAACGAAGGAACCGTTCAGGCCCTCCATGACCTTATTGGCCTGTTCCTCGGTCAAGCCCCATTCCAGCAGATTTTCCTTTGTCATAGTGATAACCTCCAAATCCTTTTTTACCGTGGGTTAGGAACCACGATTTTATTTAGATTTCTGTTTACCGCCCACAAATCCAAAACGGCGATGGTATGAAAAAACCACCACCGGCCAAAGGCCGGGGTGGTCAAATCATCAATATAGTTTTTATGGCATAGAAGAAGGGAACAGGTTTTCACCTGTTCCCTTGAAGATTGGACTTTGGCCGGAGCGTCACTCCCGGCATCTCTTTTGCCCACTACCAAAAGGCGTGTGGCGTATGGGAACGCTTTTTCCACCTCAAAGCCCGTTCTTATCCTATCTAAAGTATAGCAGTATTATTCCCGCTTGTAAAGGATTTTCTTGTTCTTCACATTCTTGTTCCAAGTGGTTTCACCAATGCGCCAGAAGGACAAGATGGAGTTTCGATATTCAGCGGGGTCACTCTCTACCTTTACCCGTAGGATTACTTTGAACTTTTCGCCATTTTCTTCAATTTCTTTCAGAATTACACCGGTATTAGGCTTATTCGCTTCCAAGATGTAATCCGGGTTTGCCAGAATATCCGCAATATACTTAACGAACTGTTCGTAATCTCCGGGGTGGCGTTCTTCAATATGCTGAATCCGTTCCGGGGTGATAATCACTTCATCGGTGGCAATTTCATCCGTAATGCAACGGTATTTTTCTATATCAATGCGGCCTACCGTCTGCACATTGGAACCCTCACTTTTTACTATCGAAACTGTATTTTTAATTATACTCCCGATGTTTGCAAGGGTCAACCCGTCTTTAGAACTGTTGTCCACAAAAGTTTTCTTCCACTCGGAATAGTTCATGTTGCCGGGAACATAGTACACATCCCCATCGGCGTTCCGGGCGGCTCTCTCACCGGCATACTTGGGATCAATGGCCGGGGCCGTGGTTCCTCGACAGTTGGGGTGGAACGGCGGCACAGTCACGCCGGGTTCAACCTCCGAAAGCGGAATCACCTTCATATCCATACCGGCACAGATAGGGCAAGTAAGTGAATCCAGCGTTTCCAAAATCTCTACATTTTTAACGCCCAATTCCTTATAGGTTTCCTTGGTCGCAAGGGCATTGAAATAGCTGGTTTCGGTGTTGACCAACCGCCCCGCTTGATACCGGGCAACCTTGAACTTCTTCTGAATAGCATCGGTGATTTTGTGGGGGCTGTCACCACGAAGAAGGCCCTGTGTCAACTCTTTCTGAATAGAATCTACCAATTCCCGCTTCTTAATCCAACAGCGATCCCGGAAGGTTCGCCCGTCCGTTGTCCACGGTTTTGAAAGCAAGGTTTCAAGTTTCTTCTGATCAAGCCCGGTAATATCCCAACCAAGGCCAACGCCCTTCTGAACCTCAAAGGCCGTGTGGGTGTAGCCATTGCCCACAACCTTCTTCAACAGGGCATCCAAACTATCAACCTGATTGCCATACAGCAATTCAAGCTGTTGTTGAATACCTGTCTGAACAGCTTCAAGGCGGGAAATGTGGAACCGGGTGGACGCATTTTCCAGCTTCTTCAGCCATGCCGCATCCAACCCGGCCTGTTCACCGATCTTGATATACTGTTCAACGCTCCAATGAAATTCTTCAAGCTGTCCAGCGGTCAGCCATTTTCGGGCATCGGTCAGGCTGATTTGGTTGTTCACCGCAAAACGGGCATACCAGCTTTCAATTTCCTTCTGAACCGAACGCTGGGCATCCAAATACAGTTCTTCCATGTCCTGAATGGTTCGCTGGGCTTCTCGGTGGGCGCTGTCCTCCAAGATGGAAAACCGTCCACGCCAATAGTCCGCATTTCTCATGGGCGGTTCCTCCAATCCTGAAAAATGGTGCT